TTTCCCCATCGTGGTTTCCCGTTGACCATGCGAGGTGAAAAGTACGTTGTCGGAAGCAATATCGGAAGGTTGACAAGCCAAAGACAGGTGAGTTTGCTGGCATCGTCTCCGAAGTCATACGGTTGAATAACTTGGTCCGGTTTGCGCCACCGGGTGCTGATGATGCCAACGGGATTCTCAATGCAAAGGCGCGGTCCGTATGCGGTACAGGCCATAAAATCCGCCACAGCTTGCTCCCTGTCTGCCACGGTGCGCTGCCCCGGTTTGCCCGTCCAATGCTGGCCGCTCACGCTCAGAAACCGGCAAATAGGGTGCATGATGATGATGTCTGGAATCCAAGTCAGTCGCCTCAGAACCTCATGTACATCGCCCTGAATATGCCGCGAGGGATTTAGCCTCCCTGGCTTGAAGTCGCAGGACCAAGAATTGTGCCCGCGCTCCTCAAAAGCACGCTGGATGACCTGCGATTTTTCCATGCCAACAAACACGTTCATTTCACTACCTCAAGGGAGTTAAGTAACGGCGGCCGGTCGGCTGATGGGTCACGATTACATAGTCCGACGTAAAATCAGGCTCTGCTCCCCATATCTGTTTAAGTGGCACGGTAATCGCCCAGTGACCCTTGACAGCATATGCGGGCCAGTCCTTTATGAGGCCCTCTGGGCTCGTATTAATTATTGCTGTGAGCATCTTCTCTCCTTTGCGCCCAAACTGGGCGGGGGTGCATTGATTCCCATCCCTAAAAAATAATTTAAAATAAGTGTTGCATAGAATTGAAAGCTATGCAATGATTATTTCCATGAAAACGAACACGCTTCAAATCAGAGAATTTCCATACGAAGTAAACAAGGCCCTGAAGATCAAGGCTGTCAAGCAGGGCATCAGCTTTCGGGCGCTCCTCATATCCATTCTGACAGCGGCGGCGAAGTGATGCCAGACACGCGCATGGAGCCGACGCTCGCAGAGGGAGATGAGCAAGGCTACGTCTACAGCTACGCCACCGTTCGCGGGGCGGTGAAGTGGCGCGACCAGAAAATCGCCGTGCTGGAGGAGCGCAACGCCTTCCTAGAGCAGCGAAACGCCGCGCTGGTGGCGACGATTAACCGTCTCATGCAGCCAGGAGCCGCGTTATGATCGCCTACTACCTAGAATGCGCATGGCTCTACGCCGTCTGGTTCGTGCAATGTGCGTGGGCGTATGCAGTGGCATATGTGGGCGCTTACTGGCCGTTCGCTATGTATTGCGCGCAACTTGTCGCCGACGCGGTCTTACTGACGGTTGTGCACCAGGGCGCGAGAATAATCAGAGGGAGAGCATGACCGCCCTCCAGGCCGCCGTAGTCGCGTTCGCGCTCGCGGTGGCCATTATGGCGGAGTGCGTATCGCGGATGCTATTGAAGCACAAGGGTTAACGGAGGAAAGTATGAAACGGACACAAGAGGAAGTAGCCAGGATTCTCGCGCAGTATGAAAACGCGATGACAATCTCGCCTTGGGAACTGACGCAACTGGCCGAGATGAGCGACCGCGTCGAAGTAGTTACGAGATACGAACTGGCGAAGGCGGAGGCCATGCGCCAGGTGGCCGAGCGCCTGAGCATCACCGAAGATCCGGCGCCAACCGTGCGCCCAGATGGTGTGCTGTTCTTTCGCGGGATCGCGTTTGGACTGCTGTTCACCGCGGGCGTGGTTGCGGTCGTGCTGTTCGTGCTGTGGATAGGAGGGAAGCTATGATCTATCCTTGCTCACACACTTCCGAGCAGGCGCCCCGTTTCCGCCCGCAGCCCACCGCCGACGACATGCCGGATCGCGATATGCCAAACGCGCTCGTGCTGGAGGACGCGGAGATTCGCTGGAGCTTCCCGCGTTGGATGCGCTGGACCGTCGCCATCGGCATGGTGTGGTATCTCGTCGAAGTGCTCGCGGAAGCTCTTCCGTGGGCGATCAAAGCATGGCTGAAGTAGAACCCGGCCCTGGAGCGGGCGCATCGGAGGATGCAATGCTAAAAGCTATCGAAGTTGCTAATGAACTGCGCCGGATCGCTGACGCGCTGGAAACCGATCCAGACCTCAAAATTGAACCTTATTTCGTCATCGACACTGAAACCAACAAGGATGCGTTTATCGCTCTAGCAAAGATCATGCCTAAGCCTATGACTAAAGGCATCGACTTCGAGGGCACCACTTACGAGGACTTCAAACTTAAACACTCGTTCTGGCGCATCAAGATCCTTCGCTCCGCATATTGCCGGATACTTGAGCCCGCAAAGCCTGCGGTCTATGACTGCCCATCAATCCTCAGCGAAGAGGAAGAATCGACATTGACATCAGGTGCGTAACGCCTGAGACCCGCCGCCCACACCCTGCTACGAGGCACTCTGGATAGTGCGCACGGCTGAAGAGGCAACGGCGGGGAAAGATTCACACGGAGGATGAGATGAGCGGATGGTATGACGACGGCTCGGAAGAGGAGGCGCAGATGGAAGCGCGACTCGCTCGGCGCCAATGGGAAAATCATCAAGAGCGTTTGCAATTAGAACGCGCACAGGAAGAAGAGCAGCAGCGAATCCATGAAGCCCGGATGAGTGCCGCGCCTGAGATGTACGAGGCGCTGAAAGCCCTTGTTGCCGTCGATGATGGAATAGACGCAGAGGACAGCTTTGAGACTGCCACGAAGACGATCAATGACTTAGACGTGGCGATGAATCAGGCTCGCACAGCCCTCGCCAAAGCGGACGGCAAGCCATGACCATCGAGCCCTATCTAGGCAGGTTCATCATCCGCACGGGCGCGAAGATGGTGCGGTATTGGGCTATGTTCAGGTGGACGGCATTGCCAGATCGCGCACGTACCTACGCGACTGAGGCAGAGGCGCAAGCGGCCATTGACAGGATGCGCGGGAAGTAACGGAGGAAGCATGGAACAGCAGGCTTTAGTTTTGAAGGACGCGCAGTCACTTGCGCCGACTGACCCGATTGGGCTGATTCAGCAGGCGCTGTCGTCCGGCACGTCGCCGGAGGTTATCCGCGAGCTTGTGGCCCTCCAGCAGTCCATGGAGCGCTTCAACTGGGAACGCGAGGAACGGCAGGCGAAGATTGACTTTGACGATGCGTTGAACGCCTGCCAAGCGAAGATTGGTCGCATCGAGCCCAACCGCAAGCGCGAGAACGACATCGCTTGGGCGGACTATGTGGGTCTCGATAAAGTAGTGCGTCCGGTCTACCTGGAGGCTGGCTTCTCTATTTGTTTCTCTGAGACAGACAGCCCAACAGAAGGCAGGCGGATGTGCGCTACGCTCTCGCGCGGTGGAGTGAGCCGCGAGTATTACTCGAAGATCATCCCTGCTGGCAATTCCAAGATGAGCGCGGCAGATGCTGACGCAGGCGGTTCATCCCGCGCCATGCGCTATCTGCTCCTCAAGATTTTCAATATCGCGGTGGGCATCGACAAGGACGAAAAGAAGCCTTTCGAGGACGGCAAGCAGCCGGGCGTACTTGATGAGCGCCAGCACATCACGCACCTTGAGAACATCCGCAACGCCGGGAATGGTGAGGAGTTGCGCAAGTTGTACATGGCCGCGCAGAAGGCCGCGGACGCGACCGGCGACACCAAGAGCACGATCACCTTTGCGGACGCGAAGAACAAGCGGTACAGAGAACTGCAAGCCGAAGGGAGAATCTAGTGAGACTGAACACCGACACACACGCGGCACAGCCCGCAGTTATCAGCGCATCAACCGAACTGGCAATCATCAGCGCAATCCCAGCCATCGTGCCAGCGGAGTTTTTCAAGCCCAACGGAGCCGACGCGGTATTGTCCGCGCTCAAGACCGAAGTGCGCAAGGTTGCCGCAACACTCGACATCAGCACACCGGGAGGCCGGGAGGGCATCGCATCACTGGCGTACAAGGTGGCGCGGTCCAAGACCGCGCTGGATGAGCAGGGTAAGGATCTGGCCAGCGCCATCAAGAAGCAGACCGGCGAGATCGACGCGGAGCGCAAGCGGGTCCGCGATGAACTGGACGCGCTGAAAGACGAGGTGCGCAAGCCGCTGACCGATTGGGAGAATGCGGGGAAAGAGCGCATTGCTGCGCATGAGCAGGAATTGCAAGAGATCGCAAACGCGGGGCCTTACACGCTGACGAACTGGTCAGTTTTGAGCGTGGAAGCGATGCGCGACCGGCTGCGGGAGATTGAAACTGATCCCCGCGACTGGCAGGAATTCGCAACACGCGCAGCACAGACCAAAGCCTATGCCAAAGAGCAGATTTTGCAGGGTATCGAAGCGAAAGAAGCATACGAGGCCGCGCAGGTTGAACTTGAACGTCTCCGCGCAGAAGCGGCCGAGCGCGCCATCAAGGAACGCGAGGAAGCCGCCGCCAAAGCAGCCCAGGAGGCCGCAGAGCGCCGCGCAGCCGAGCAGGCACGCATCGCCCGCGAAGCTGCCGAGCGTGAGCGCCAGCGAGTTGAGAATGAGCGCATCGAGGCTGAGGCGCGCGCGAAGCAAGCCGAGGCTCAGAGGATCGCGGCGGAGGAACGCGCTGCGCGGGAACTTGCCGAGGCCGAAGAGCGCCGTGTGAAGGAAGCCGCGTATGCGGAGCAGAAGCGTGTCGCGGCCGAGAAAGAGGCCGCACGTCAGCTTGAACTCACGGAAGCCCGGCGCATCGCCGATGAACAGTCGGCAGCTCGCAGGGCAGAGGAGGCAGCCGCACAAGCCATACGCGACCAGGAGCGTGCGATCGAGGCCGAGCGCCAGCGGGTGGCAGCGCAGCAAAAGGCGGAACTCGATGAGGCTGAGAAGCGCGCAAAGAACCGGGCACACCAGGGTGCGATCCACCGCGAGATTCTGGCAGCGCTTGCGCTGCTCAACATCTCCGAAGAGGCTGGAAAGCTGCTTATCGCTGCCATCGCAAAGGGCGCTGTGCCGCACGTCAGAATCGAGTATTGACATGAGAATCTTACGCAGTTTTGCACAAGTTACAGACGATTGGTTCGAAGAGCATCTAGGGCGCGTCACCGCCTCAAGCGCTGGCGCTGTCTTGGACTTCACGCAAAAAGGCGTCGAAGGATCAAAGCGCCGCACTTATCGGCTGCAAAAGGTTGCGGAGATACTGAGCGGGATTGTGGTTCACGACAATTACGTGAGCGCATCCATGCTGGCTGGCGTCGCTGGGGAACCACTAGCGCGCACCGCATATGAGTTGGAGGAAGGGGCTATGGTTGAGGCGGTTGGCATCGTCATAGGCGATGATGAGCGCACGGCCTGGAGTCCAGATGGGTTAGTCGGGGAGCAAGGCGCAATCGAGGCAAAGTGCCCCCTTACCACAACGCACCTAAACACGCTGGATCTCATCGCGCAAGGTAAGGGCGGAATTCCAGAAGACAACCAGCCGCAGCTATGGTTCGCGTTCATGGTGGACGGCGATCTAGGATGGATCGACTTCATCAGCCGCGATGGTGGGATGGTCAAAGACAAGATGAAGATTGGAGAAGCCGCATCGAACGGCGACGATTTACGAACGCTCCCGCTTCGCTATACGCAGGTAACCATGCGACTGCTGCGCTCAGAATGCGAGTCACAGATTGCCAAGATGCGCGATGCAACAAACAAATTCCTCGCAGACGTGGATGCGACGGTTGCGCGGATTCAGGGCATGTGCCCCGAACGCCCGCTAGAAGAGGCCCCAGCGCAAGACTTTGGCGAACTGGGCATTACAGACGAAGATCTGAACATGATCTAACAACCTCGCGCGCCCTGCCTGACCTCCGCAGCGTGGGCGCACTGAGCGCGGGCGGCTTGACCTCATACGGGGCCGCCCGCAGAAAGGAATGGATACGCAGATGATAACCGTAAGATTCCCGACAGGATTCTCAGTGCAGTACAACCAACTCGATGTAGCGGATTTCCGCCCGACTGGTATCTTCCTTGGCAAAAAATCCGAGCCAGATTCCTATAGCGTTTGGGCTCCCATTGATTGCATTATCGAGCACATCTCTCCATGCCGCACCTACTGGGCGAAGGATGACGATCTGAAACTTGCAGTGCAGGCTACACAACATAAGCTCGATCTGGCTCGTAAGCAGATTAAGCGTCTCAAGAGTGCGCAGAAGCCCGCATGAAGTCTGGCCCCAAAGAACTCGCGGCCTATCACGCCGCGCAACAAGAAAGGAGCAGTAAACGCATGACCACATCCGAGAAAGACGCATTGCGCGAATTGAACATGACGGAAGAGCAGTTGGCGGAGAAGCAGGCGAAGGTGAACGCACTCCTGCATACACAGACAGGCCCAGGCGATTCCATTCCCGCAAACAGCCCGAAGCCCGCGAAGAAACCGCGCAGCGATAAAGGGACCAAGCGCGGCAAGATAGCCGAGCCGCAGCCGACCGGAGCGTTGTCAAGAGAGCAAGCATCGCGGGGCCTGGACCTGATCCAGACGCGCGATAGCTTGCGCGTGAAGTGGGACGCGGCAATTGCTAACGAAGAAGAGGCCGCAGCGAACTTCGCAGACGCAGACGCGGCAGTGGTCGCATGGTTCGGCGAGATCACAGCGAAGTAACCAGCGCCCCTGAGCGGGGCAGAGGAGGGAAGAGTGGCGCACAGATGCCCTGATCGCTGCCATCGCTGCCCGTTGATGAATGGGGATGTGATGCCGGGATGTATGGGAACAGCAGCCCTCGCCACAAATCCGCGAGATTTGGGCCATTGCACTTGCGCTTCGCATTCTAACGATGATATGGAATCGCTCAGGGCTCGGGTAAAGAAGTTGGAACGAAAGATTCTGCAAATGAGCACCCCCGCATCCCCGCGCTAGGGGGCGGGCCAGAGGAGAGAGATGGAACTGAAAAACGTTTTTGGCGAAGTAATCTTTGCACTTGAGGGCGCGAAGACGGTGTTTGAACTTGTAACCGCTGCCGTGGCTGCGAAGAAGTCTTTGAACCATGCCAACCTCGACGGTGCCAACCTCGTCGGTGCCAACCTCCGCGGTGCCAGCCTCTTCGGTGCCAGACTCCGCGGTGCCAGCCTCGACGGTGCCAACCTCGACGGTGCCAACCTCTTCGGTGCCAACCTCGACGGTGCCAACCTCGACGATGCCAACCTCTTCGGTGCCAGACTCCGCGGTGCCAGCCTCGTCGGTGCCAGCCTCCGCGGTGCCAGCCTCGTCGGTGCCAACCTCGACGATGCCAACCTCTTCGGTGCCAGACTCGACGGTGCCAACCTCGACGGGAAGAAAATAAAATCGATGCGGATTTTCTCTGGGCTTTATCGCTACACGATCCACGCCGTTCTCTTCCAAGACGGCTCCCGGTGGGTGCGAATGGGGTGCCTGTGGAAGTCGCTGGGAGATTGGGAAACTGTGGGTATCCGCAAGAGCAACGAATCAGAGTTTCCCGACGATGGCTCTGATAAATGCGAGGAGCGAGTCGCTGCCTTCGAGTTTGCTAAAGCTGCTGCGTTGCGGATGAAGTAGCTCCCGCTTGGCGGGGAGCAGAAGGGGGAGACAGTGAAAGATACTGAACGAAGTGGCGAGCCGGATTGCCATTATTGCGGCGGACTGCATTACGGAACTCGTCGAGGTGAATGTGTTTACCAGTGTCAGCGCTGCCGCCTAGACACACGGGACGAAGCCGCAGGATTTGGTCACAAGAAATGCGAGTGCGCACCGCTCCCGGTGATCGAGCCGCCCCAACCAGAATGCCCTCATAATGCTCTACGCCGAATGAAAGATAACGGCTACACCTTCACGGCCTACATTTGCGGAAACTGCGCCCAGATATTTGAGGTCAAGAAACACGAAGAACCGGAGCCAAGTAAAGAGCCAATGTTCGACAGGCGACCGCCGTGGGGCCTGCGAGACCGGCAAGCGTAAACAGTAGTCACCGCCCCTGAGCGGGCAGAGGAGGAACGGGCTTGGGAACATACTGCAAACATTGTAGTGAGCGGATCGTGAAGATGGGTGACGATAATTACGCGGATTGGCGTCACAAAGAAACGCGATCCATTTACTGCGCGAAAGTTAGGGGCCGCAGGCGAACAATAGCCACACCGAGAGAAACGCCGAGTCCTGCTGGCGTGATTCTGGAAGTTGAGGAGGAACGAGATGCTGAGTAAACGAGAGAAGCAGATTGCGCTGTATGAAGCGACAAATAAAGAGACGCAGACCTTTATGGATGGCCTACAACCAACAGCCCTCGAAAGCGAGAAGTTCCTATTTGATAAACATTGGGCATTTTGCTTTAAGCGCGGGCTGAGTCAGTTCCTGCACGACAGGACAAAAGATGTTTCCTGTTCAATCATCAACAATGAGGTTCTGGCCAATCTATATATCAAGGCCAGTGGAAAAACTGCGCATGGGAGTGATTGCGCTACAAGTGTTGCGCCAGCCGAAACCCCTGGACCATGCGACTGCGATGTGGTAGCACCGCCCCTGAGCGGGGCAAGGAGGGACGAGCATGAGCAATAAAGACGGATGCCGCATAAGAGAAAAGTTCCCCGATGCGAGAATCAGCAGGGCCGGAAACCTATGCTGTGTTATTACCGGGAGCGGAATAACATGGCGTCAACTGTCTGGACCACGCGCAGATGCTGACTCGGCTTGGGCCAACGCCGCACAACGATTGAAGGAGGAACGAGATGCTGACTAAGCAGTACGACCAATTGATTCGCGACACAGTATTGGATGGCTGGAACGAAAAGAGGCTTTCCGTGCTTCAGTGTGCTTTCGCCGCAGTCGAGGCAGTTCTGGCCCAGCGCACGGAGCCCGCACCCGCGCAGGAGCATCTTGGAGCAGATCGCACAGACGAATGGGAGAGCCGTATGGACGCACAGAAGCAAGCAGCGCAGCCCATCACGCAGAGCGCAGGCAACAATTCATCCGGAGCCGAGCAGATCAACGTGCCCCAGTGCACCGCGCCCGTCCAGCAGAGCGTAGGGACGGATGAATTGCAGCGTATTCAGATGACCGCCGCCCTCGCAGCAGCGCGTCCTGTCATAGAAGCAGAGCGTGACAAGCAGTGGTCAGCGTGGGGAATCGTTGAAGTGGCCGTGCGCAATCAGAGCGTAGCCGACTACATGAAGCACTGGGAAGAACGCGCTACCAAGGCAGAGGCGAACGCTGATTTCCTGCGTAGATCAGTAGGGGCCGTGCACATGATGATTTCGCGCAACGATCTAGCTGAACTCGACGGCGATTGGGGCACTACCGAATTGCCTCCGCGCCTCAAGAAGTACATCGAAGAAGCCCGCAAGGGCCTGCACAGCGAGGCGGAGATACGAGCGGCCATGCTACAGCGATGGCCCAGATTAGGTAAGCGTCTAGCAGAGGATCTGTTCACTATCCTGAACGCGCACAAGGAAGAGCGGGTCATGAGAGTGTGCACATCATTTGTCAATCCGCCTATTCCTATTCGGGTTTTCGACTGGGTAGCATGGATTGATGGGGAAGAAGAGAATGGGCATTATGGCTATGGTCGCACTGAACAAGAAGCGAAAGACGAACTGACAGCGCTGCAAATGCAATTCGACGAGGAGAATGCAACCGGCCGTCGCGCCGAGATACGGGAGGGGAAACAGTGAGCAGACACATCGCCATTTATACATGCCGCCTGGGATTCTGTGGGTGTTTAGTGTGTGCTACGCAAAGTCACGGTACGGCAATCGAGATGGGGCTAATTGTGCTGGCCCCGGTGTTTTGGATGCTGGCAGAGGCATACAAGGAGATGCGGTGACAGACGAAGAGAAAAGAGACGTGGCGAGAGACGAATTTGATAATTGCTGCTGCAACTATGCCATAGACCTGCACGAAAAGGTTGACGCCCTCACCAAGCAGCTCGACGCGGCGACACGCGAACTCACCCAACTGCGGGCCGAGAACGAGAGACTGTGTTTGCCGGTGGCGAATGAGGAGTGGCCTAAGACGTGGGAGGGCCATCCAAGACCTTCAATTACGCGCTCTGCGGTAAACTCCCTCATCGCCTCACGGTGGTTCTCCTTCGCAGCGGGAGCAGAAAGGAAGGGGAGCGATGGAAGTAAAGAAACAGATCATTGAGGTCGGAAATCTAAAGGCCCGCATACGCGAGCTTGAGGCGCAGCTCGACGCGGCGAAGGCAGAGAACGCGAAGCTGGAAAATCGGCACGTGCAGTTCATGGTCGAGGGCGGTCCTGTCGTCATGGCTACCGATTATGACGAGTTGAAGGCGGAGAACGACAGACTGCGGGCCGCGCTCAAGAACGACGAAGAGATGTACCTCGCTATGCGTGGCCGTTGCGCGAGAACAGAGGCCGCGCTGGACAAGGCGACGGGGCCGGTGACGGATGGCGTTTCCTTGATCGCAGCGGAGCGTAAGCGGCAGATTGAGGTTGAATACTGGAGTCCTGCTCACGATGACGAATGGGAGGAGTGCCAGTTACTCGACGCCGCTCTGTGTTACGCGGGCATGGCCGGAAGTCTCATTATGGATTCCGACAAAGGTGAGGAGGCGCGGATCGGCTTGGTTGAGGGCTGGCCGTGGGATGCGGAGTGGTGGAAGCCATCACAGGAGCCGATACGTAATCTTGTCAAAGCGGGCGCATTGATCGCTGCGGAAATTGACCGGCTACAACGTCTCGCCGCCAGAAAGGAACACGGGAAATGATGGCAAATCTCAAAATCAGCGATAAATCGGCGCTGGCACTTGCCGATCAATTAAAGAAACAAATGCGGAAGAATGCGCAAATGCGAAGACAGTTGGCCGCTCTGGACTGGCGGGAGATAACCGAGACGGACCTGCCTGAAATTGGACAACAGGTACTTGCCTGCTTTAAGGGGCAATTTCAATGGGTGATATTCCCGGCCACAATGACGAGGCACCAAGGAGTATTTGCGGTAGGCCACGCAAAGCCAACTCACTGGATGCCGATGCCTGCCCCACCCGCTCCCAGGAGCTGCGAGGAACACGAATGGCTAACGCGATAAGTAGAGAGTTCCTCTCCTCCCCCGATCATCCAGACGTCGTCTGCGGGGTATTTGTGCGCAAGAGTCCCAAGGCCGCGGCGGAATTAAAAGCCCTGCTTACAGGAGGCCTCTTGGCCGCGCTTGTCTATCAGAAGGAATTGGCTAAAGAATTGAATCTGCCCCTGCGAAAAGTTGAACTAGTCGCGTATTGGGCAAAGCCCAGTGCCACACCCTCCGCCAGAAAGGAACACGAGAAATGAATGTATTAGGTGACAACGTAGCGCTGGCCTTCAAGACCTGCAATAAGCAGCGCGCCCACATCGCCGAGCTTGAGGCGCAACTCGCCGCTCTGGACTGGCGGGAGATTACCGAGAAGAATCTGCCGGATGAAGGTTGCGAAATCTGGGGCGAGGAAAATGGCATCCAGGATTATGGTCCAGAAGACTATGAAAGTACTCTCGCAGGCCTACGCGAATTTGGTTGGACCCACTTCCGCCCCATCAACCCACCGCCCGCTTCCAGGAGCAAGGCATGATCCGCAGGGTGACGTTCACGGTTCTTGGCCGGCCTGCACCTCAAGGCTCCATGCGTTCGCTGGGCAAGTTCATGAAGTGCGACAATCCGAACACGATGCCCTATCGTCAGGCGGTCGGATGGTCAGCGCTGGACGCGAGGACGAAGGCTGGTATTCATGACGTGTTCGCGGCACGTCACGTTCCTGTGCTGCTGGGCCTGGTGTTCTATTTTGCGCCTCCGCAGAAGATGCCAAAAGGCCGCACGTTGCCCGCCGTCAAGCCGGACCTAGATAAGCTATGCCGGAGTTGTTTCGACGCCTGCAAGGGCATCATGTGGGTAGATGATGGGCAAATAGTGGAGATGGACCGACCGCGCAAGCTGTACGGGGTGCCTGAGCGGACAGAGATTACCGTGGCGCTGCTGTGAGCGCGGCAGGCGCGGAGGGGCGAGGGGGAGCGAATGAGTTGTCGAGGGCTCTGTATAAAATTGCACATCCAGCCTCGCATCCCTTGTGCTTAACTATGCGTGAGGTGCACCCCATGTGGATTTACTTGTCGCTGCTCGTTGCCATTATCGGCTGCCTGATGTACGCACTCGCCGCTAACCCTAAACTAGTCGAACTTGGACGCCTGGCTTTCTTCGCGGGCCTATGGGTGTTTCTCATCAAGGCGGGAGAGGGTCTAGTCGGGCTACCTCACTAACAGCAACGCCGCCAGTGACGGCGGCGCGCTGCCTGCTCAGGCGTATTGTCCGCGACTCCTTTCCGCTGCTCTACGCTATAAGGTAAACAACGCAACTTCCTTGGCGCGCCGTGCGACCAGCCCGTCGATGCTGACCTCGACCCCATTTTCCTCGCCGAAATGCCACGCCGGTATCTGTGCCGGAATTTGTGCCCAGCCATGGTGCATCATCGTGGCCAGGTGACGCGGTCCTTCGTTGTAGCAGAAATCCGATAAGGCGTCGAACTGGTTCTGCGTTGGGACAATTCTGGCCGGGATCTGCCGATTGACCGCTGGATCGAAGATCAGGTCCAGATCCTGTTGCAAAATAAAGTCTGCCTGTTCACCGGTAATCCCAGCGCCGATGTAGATGCCGTAGACCGTGTTGGAGGCAATCTCAGCTGGCGACAAATCATGCCCGTGGCCGATCTGCGGCCCGCGATTATCAGACCTGATGGTCAGGCAAGTGCCCTCACTGCCGACGATGAACTGCCTTCCGCTCTCGCTGGTTTGCATTACTGTACCCCGTTGATCCATGTGGTGAATCGCGCCATGACTCCGTTTTCCTTGACTGGCAGGTACCACGGAACCGAGATCACCGTCACGGCAAGCGCATCCCCGCCATAGGCCCACGCGAAGTGAATGTTATGGCTATCCTGAGCCGCGCCCTTGTCGGCGGTAATCTGGACACCGGTTTCCTGCGAGAACATCGCCTTGATGTCCCCCCAGCGCTCAGGGGTGACGTTGCTGAAAGTTTGGGTAATCATGGGTGCCTCGCAAAAGGCGGCGGCCCGGCTGTTTGAGTGACCGAGCCGCCTGTTAGTCCCGCACACGCGGGGTGAACTACTGCGCGCGATGCTTCAGCGCGTACACCTTGTTGAATGCCTTTTTCGCAGCGCTCGGTGTAGCGCTCGGAGTTCCAAAAAGCTGGTGCGACAGTCCCGCGCTGATCGTGTAGAACTGATCCTGTCCAATGAGTCCTCCGCCAGCATATCCGCCCGTGAAGGAAGTTGCAGGCGTGAGAGCAACCTGAAAGTTCAGCCTGCCCTCCAGCCCCGGCTTGGTCGTGCCGTTCGGCAACGTCGCCACGCCGCCGGCAAAGTCGATGCTGAGGCTCACCTGGTCCGCGTTGAAATTCATCTTGCTCAAGATGGGTGTCAGGTCCGGCTGGTAGTTCAGGAGGCCACCGTACAACTCAAATGCGCCCGGAACGACCACATCCCGTTGCCCAACCGAGAAGATGTTGTTTTTCTGCGCCCCGGCGTAGAAGACGGGAACCTGAAAGGGCGTCAACTCAGTCCCCATACTCCAGCCGTGCTGGTAGTAGACTGCGGAGGCTGTGCCGCCAGCTTGGACCTGCGCCACGGCGGGAATGCTCATGGCAAGGATGGTGCAAATCAGGATGATGCGTTTCATGGGTTTCTCCTTTAGACGGGCGCTTCATTGGTTGGAGGCGCAGAACGGTCTGGAACTTCGGGCGGAATAATGCCCAACACATCATCAAGATGAAGGCATTCCTTCAGGTTGGGGCATGGATCGCTCACCGACATGGCGGCAACCTTGCCGTTGCAATAATCGTTGCCAGCCTGCGCATCGTACAGCAGTCCAACAAGCGGAGGGCCATAACTCGGGAACAAGACTACCTTATCCCCATTCTTTGCTTCACGTCCGTTTTTGTAGTGCATGGTTTCTCCTTAAAGTGCTTTCATTGCAGCAAGAAGGCCATTGAGATCAAGCCCAGATGGTGATTGACCCGTCTCGGAATTGATCCAGGCATTCGTGACTGCACAATAATCTTCATCTGCCAGATGTAAGGAGAAGGACCAGGTACCAGGAATCCACATGCCCCACGAGCCGATGTGCCAACCATCGCCGCCCTGTCCGGCGCGATTGATGCCGTGTCCGCCCACGATAGGAGAATCAGGAACATAGGTCCAGTTAGACGTGTCGTTCTCGGCCGATTTGGGGCACTGAATCCCCGTCAGCGTTCCGCCAAACAGATCGCAGGCGTACCGCTGTTGCGCGATAGAGCTTAGATCGAGCGATGCCCAGCCAAGAATCCGATGAATGACTTCCTTGCCGTTCTTGTCGAGCAGCGGAATACCGAATTCCTTCCAGTGTTTCAGCGCGTCGGTCCAGCAAGTCCCTTGGTCTGTGCTTGGGTCTTTGGGGTCGTATCCGGTGATGGCCGAGTAGACCTCAATGGTCAGTTGCTTGGTCGGGGTTAGCGGGTTCGACGTGTTCCAAGTCTCAGCCTGAGCGTAGTGCATCATGGCGGCGATAACGCAGTCCCCAAGTTCATCGTTGGCAAGGATGTCGAGCTTGTCGGGTGGGACCGCATACTCCCAGCCGCGGGGCTTGACGGCCGGCCAGGTTGTCGCCTTATCGAGAAAGTCTCCGAAGGCGGGAGTAGTCAGCAGCTTCTTGGGTGGGAGTTTTCCGAGCTTGAATCCCATAGTGTCCTTTCCTGTTTCTGGCAGGGGCAGTCCCGAGAATCGCGCCCACCAGTCGGTTAGCCAGTTCATTGCGTGTCAGGACCGCTCTTGGCGATGGTCTGCGTTGTGGTCACGGTGATGCTCGAATCGGGCAGCGGGTGCGTCTTCAGGTACGCGAAGAAGGCGAAAATTGCAGGGAGCGCCGCCATTTTCAGCATATTAAAGAATCCGTTCTCATCGAACGTAAACACTGTTGGTAGCGCCAAAGCTCCACTTGCAGCCGTGGCAAACGCGCTGATCACTGACGACAAAAGACCATAAAGCCATGCTTCCCAGTTCATTGCGGTTTCTCCTTTTTCGGTGCCTGCCTCATCGTTTTCTGTCCCGCTTCTCTGCCA